CGATGAAGGTACTAAGGAGTTTATTCTTTCCCTATTGGAACGCAAAAAGGGAGAACTTGACCCCGATAATATTCAGAAGCTCTACAAGTACGAGGATAAGTTTGCCGACCCGAATTTCTCCAAGGCGTGTGAGCTATTCCGAGAAAGCTACCAATACAACCACTCTAAGGATTATATCCGCTTTTACGAAAAGGACAAACATGGCAAGTGGCAGAATATACTATTGCAGTTTTCGGCTATATAGTCCCCCTAACCCCCGAAGGGGGAACAAATATACCCTGACCTTAGTGCGTCGTTTGTATTAAGGGGACGCCCATAAGAGACCCCTAAGGCAGGGTTTTAAATAACCTTTAAAAACGATTTAAAGCGGTGAGCCACCGCTGGCAATTATTTTAAACAACAAAAATATGATAAGCATACGACAAATCAAGATCCTGCAAAGCCTCTTAAGTAAGAGGTTTGGGGATAGAGAGGAACGAATGGCATTCTTATCGGGGTTTGTAGGAAGGGAGCTTGCTACAAGCAAAGAGCTGAAAGAGATAGAAGCCTTTGAAATATTAGACTACTTAGGCTATAACTATAGCTTTGCAGCACATTTCGACAGCCATAATATGCAACACCTTAGCTTGTTGGCTAAGTGCCACGAATTGGGTTGGGTGCAGGTGGATAATCCAAGGATCCCCGACCTTCAACGATTGGGTAAGTTTATGCTAAGTAAGAGGTGCCCTGTACAAAAGCCATTAATGGAAATGACTACTAAGGAAGTCAGTAAGGTAATAGGAGCATTAGAAAAGATAATTGAAAAACGATATGAAAAGAAGTGACAAACGACAGGTGACCAGTGACAAATGCCCTCACAAGCACCAAGTATTGCGCACAATAGGAGGGTATTGTACCGTAGCAATAACTGCTGTATTTTGCCAAGATTGTGGGAAGCAACTCAGTAAAACAAAAGTAGAAGTATAACACTAAAAAAAACAAATACAATGGAAATAGACGATTATGATATAAGTTACTCCTCAATACGCGATAGAATTAATGGTAACCCTCAACAAGCAAAAAAAGAGCTATTGCGTTTGTGCAGTATGACTATAAAAGCGGAAGAAAAAGTTGAAAAATTAGAAGAGGAACTAAATAAGGCCAAAACTGATGTCAGATTTTTTAAAAAAGGTATATACAACATCTTTCATTACTTCCGCAACCAAATTGGCAAACTACCCTCCTCTGTTATCCTCCGTGAAGGAAAGACGATATACATCATTAAGTGCTTCGATGAAGATAACATTACAATAAATGTTGAAAAGGAAAGTTTTTAATTACTAAAACAATTACAATATGAACGACAAAATAAAAGAAAAAATCACAAAAGTCTACGAACTCGTAAAACGAGGAATAGCAGGAGAACAGCAATCAGCCGAGAAAATGCTAAAAAAACTACTTGAGAAGTACAACATCTCAGAAGACGAACTTAATAGTATAGACGAAAAAGAATATTACTTCAAGTATGCTTCTAACTTAGATGAGTGGTTACTTATACAACTAATCGAATACTTTTTCAAAGAGAAAAAGTATAAACTCTATCGCATTAAAGATAGTGGTGTAAAAGAGATAGCAATACAGATGCCCTACTTAGATTGGGTAACATTAGATAGTGCTTATGGTTATTTCAAACCACATCTAAACCAGCAATGGCGCAAACACGGCTTGCCTGTAGTGAACCGTTGTCGAACAACTAAAACTAAAAATAAACGCCGTGAGGCAATGCAAGAAACCTTTTTTAGTTTGTATGTAATTCGTTCTGGTATCTATCGCCCAGAACAAAAAAACTCCAAATCTCTTACCGAGGAGGAAATAAAGAGATATTCCATTCTTTACGGAGTCGAAGGTGGTAAATACACACAACAAGTAACCACAGGTCTATATTTAGAATAACCCTTCAAACACTATTAAAAATGAATAAAGAAAATTACCCCACTTGGCTTGTGCCTATTAACATCGCCAAAGAACTCAAAGAAATAGGGTTCAAAGAGCCTACAATGTTCTGCTTTATTTCAGGAGAATCAGACATTCAATTAAGTATCTATGATGATATAAGCCTAAATTATAATTTATACATTAATGATATTGAATTGATAAATTACAATACTAAAGGTTTTTATGTTTCTATCCCCACTTGGGAACAAGCCCACGCTTGGTTCAGAGAAAAAGGCTACTATGGCAACATAGAAGCCACCAGTAAAGGTACTTCTGCCTATATCTTCTTTCCGGAATTAGATAATGGAGAATTTTGGGAGTTCGCCTATGAAGAAACCTATGAAAAAGCCCGTGAATTACTTTTACTTAAACTAATAGACCTTTATAAAACAGCAAATCAATGACCTATATAGTAACCATACGCAGTTGTGCGGTAGTTGTGAAGCTGATCTATAAAGGAGGTAAGTTCTCTAAGTTAGAGGTCAAGAAAGGTACTTTAGACGGGGAATATCTCAAACAAATAGGCTTGCTTATTCCTCCCTTAGAGAATCTCATAGAGGAGTGGCAGGGGGTGTGGGGAGATAGGGTAACCTACCGAGAGGAAGAGGCGAACCCGCCGAGCTTATACGCCTTGTTTTTGGACGAGTGGTTTGCTTTCTATAATAGATTGTTTGGGGTTGCCCCAAAATTTACAGGTGCAGACGGCAAAGCATTGAAACAAATTATCGCCTACCTAACAGGTAACTCTGCCGACGAGGAGGAAGCCCTCGCCACTTGGCAGTACCTGCTACAGAACTGGCAAAAGTTAGACGAGTTTCATCAAAGGAATACAGACTTAAAGTATATAAATTCCCAATTAAATAAGATTCTACAAAATGCAAAACGAAATAATAGTAAGGACAAGCGAACAGTTAGCGATTCTTTCAAACAAAGAATTTTTAAGGGTTTATTCACCGAATAACTGCCTTATGCATAGCTCGTCACTCAAGGGAGTAAGTGACGCCTTGAGTAGGCAAACCCTTAGCCTGGTGCAAATCAAAAAAGGCAAAGGAGAGGTTTTTCTCAGAAGTTATATCAGTATGTGGCTTATCTACCTCAACGAGGTTTTGAACCTAAATAATCCCCTTACGGAGGCACAGATAGAGTTATGCGCCGAGCAGATCATGGCAGATTATCACCACTTGAAGCTCTCGGAGTTATCGCTTATCTTCAAAAGGATTGTATCGGGGGAGTGTGGTGAGCTGTACGAGCGTATTAGTATGCCGAAAGTAATGAGTATCTTCCGCAAGTATGACCAGGAGCGCACCGAGGTAGTTGTCACCCAAAACCAACAAGCCCACGAACAATTCCGCTATAGGGAGAATCGCACGGAGAGTTATGACGATGATCTGGAGAGGCTTTGTAAAAAGATGAGGAAGTTTTGATGTGTCATTTTATATTTTTGATTGAACATCCGCTAAAATCCAATTTGGAAATAAGCGGGTGTTTTTTTAATTTTGCGGTCTAAACCAAAGAATACCATAACTTATGGAAGCCCAAGAGAAAGAACACAAAGGATACAACAAAAACTGCCTATTGCGCTACAGGGCAGTAATGGAAGAGTTCAATAGACATGATTGCCGCTACATTCCTATTTCAGTAATATGGAGGGAATTTATCTACCCTAAGTTCTTCATTTCACGAAAAACCCTCTACAAGATCCTTAATACAGATGTGGACGAACAATTGCTAATGGCCAATAACCAATGATTAGCCATGAGTTAGATATTCTGTATCTGGCAGGAGTAATATACCTCATACTCTTGAAGCCCATCATCACGGAGGGTTCGGTTTTGTGAGGTACGGATAAGAGGGGATACATTAGGCAAAGGAGAAAAGCCGTGTATCTTTTGGTGTATCTTCTCTATGAGCATCCAGATAGCCCAAGCATCCTCCTTTTGCCTTCTTGGTGCTTGTAGGGAAGTATTGGTAAGGCGCATATTAGCTATGGTAATTTTGATTTGTACCTGAGCTATTTGTCGTTGTAGGGGTGTTTTGGTAAGGTCTTTTCCTATGTTGTAATACTGTACCTGTTGCACATCTATCAGCGTACAGGGGTATTGCACAGGCATATTAGGGCTGTAATAGTCTAACTGCCCCCAATTCTCGTCTATGTATTTAAGTTCTGTTATCTCGCTTACTTTCTGTTGTATTTTCTCTAATAATGCTTTCATTGGTGTATGCTATTTAGTAGTTCTTTCATATTAAAATTTACAATATCATCTACCATTCGTTTTACTTCAGGATGGTCACCGATAAATTGTCGCTTGGGTATTTTTAGTTTGTCACCTACCTTTTTTAAGGCAAGGGCTTTCCACTGCTCTGCTTCTACTGAAAAAGCCTTTTGAGCACTCCCTTTGCGTCCTTTAGCCGCCCCGCTCACTTTGTAATACATTGCCCAAAAATAACGTTTCATTTTTTCAGTTATTACGAGTTCGCCCCCATTGTTCTGCAAATCAGCATAGGGTACGGAGCTTGTCCAACGCACAGAAGATCCCTCAACTGTACTACGGATAGACCGCCTTAGTGTACCTGTACGCATCATCAGTGAGCCACGCCTATTGGGTATAAGGGTATTAGCCCACTTATCATCAAAGAATGCCTTGCGCTCAAAATTGCGGTCAAACGCTTCTGTGAGCTTCACTTTGGTATCCGTTAAGATGTGATTTAAAAAGGTTTTAAAGTCCATTTCAATAATGGTTAATTGTCAATGATTAATTCTTCTATGCATTGTTTAGTTTTTTACTATAGAAAAGTTTTTAAAAGATTTGTTTTTTGTTTGAAATTTGTTTTGTACCTTTGTAGCCAAATATATAGTTTACTTATGGAAACAATCTTCGACTACGCTCCCACAGAATGGGAATTGAATGCTTTGAGGTTTGATTCTTTTTCATTCATGCTAAAATTTGGTATTGAATTAAAAGAAGAATTAACCCCCGAGAGCTATAAGAAGCATATTACTAAGGAATTTGCTTTTTATGATTTGGCTTGCCTCTTTGAGGAAAGAGGAGATATGGACAAGGCCG